GGTGTTGACGCTGCCGATGGCCGAAAGCTCGAAGTTCAGGCCCAGGTCGCCCGCCGAGACGGTGGCATCGGCCTGCACGATGAACGTCGCACGGTCATCATCCACGACGTAGGCGTAGATGTTGCTGTCCGCCGAGGAGGTGCCCGCCGGGAGGTAGTTGCTCCACGTCGGACGCTTCGTCACCGGGTCCACCCACTTGAAGCCCTTGGCAACGCCGATGACGTAATCCGTCGACGCCGAGGCCAGGGCGAGGGTGCCGCCCGCAATCTGCTTCACCGGGTCGCCATCACCGATATCGGAGGGGCCAGCGGATGCGCCGACTCGGTACGTGTTGAGTGCGCCGCTGTTGGGGCTACCGCCCCGGATGCGCACCGGCTGGAGGCCAAAGGGCCGCTTCGTAGCAGTCATGCTCTACTCCTCAGGCGGCCCTTGGTTTCAGTCGAGAGTAGGGGTGCGGCCACCAGAAAACACCTTGCTACTACTTCCGCGATTCGATACAGGCATGGCGCGGTTGAGGTTTCGATTCTCCTGCAACTGCCGGTTGATGGCATCGGCCAGGGCCTGGGTCCTCTCCGCCATCTGCCGGGTACGAGACTCGGAGATGTCGAGGGGCAACTTGGCGAGGGCGAGGTCACCGATGACGATGAGATTGCCGTGGGAGCCGTACTCCATGGAGGGAGCCTCGGGCCACTCGGGTGCCTCATCCTTGCGGACGAACTCATACCCCTCGCGCATGCGTGTCATGACGTTGACGGGGTCGGGCTTGCCCTCAAGCATCACCCGGATCCAGCGGGTACCGAAGCCCTCGCTGCGGAAGCGCCGAGAGAGACTCTCCGGCACATCCAGTTCGTTGGGCTCCTTCCACTCACGCTTGCGAGCGTCATCTTCCCGCGTACTATGCATCGTCATGTCACTTCCTCCCGCGCTTGATGTCGATGTTGACGTATCCGTCACCCGCATCCTGGATCTTCTCCATGTAGCGGGCGGTATCCTCAAGGGAGGCACCAAGGCGATTGGATGCCCTCACGGTGCCCTCGTCGAGGCGAATGCGCCTGCTGGGTGTGCGCGACTGCCCAGCGACCACAGGCTTGCGGGTTTCCTGTTCCCGAGAACCACCAACCTTGGTGGAGAGGCGGGGAAGCTCCTTGACCAGCCGCGATTCCATCTCCTCGTAGAACTCCGGGGAAGCGGCATCGAAGCCTTCCTTCACCAGTTCCTCCGAGATGGCAGCGGCAGCCATGGTGGCCACCCTGTCCTTGTTCTCTCCCTGGCCGAACCACTGGTTCCGCGCCATCCACTCCGCAGCCGCATTGTTGGGTGCTGGCTGGGCTGGAGCCGGAGCAGGCGCGGCGGCCCGTTCCTTCTCGTTTCGCTCCCAGGCATCAAGTGCCCGGAGTTCCACGGAGGCCGCGATCATCTCCAGCACGGCGGACTTCAGGCCTGCACCATCTGCCGACTCGTAGGCGGCATCATGCTTGGCCTCGGCAGACTTCATGCGCTCTTCCTGCGCCTTGCGATAGACCGCGTATGCCGAACTCTCGGCACCCTTGGCCTTCTCCCGCTCCTGCCTCAACTCCTCGCGGAGTTGCTGAAGTTCCGCGTCGCGGTCCTTGACGCTGCCAACAAGCTGCTGTATACGCTTGCGGGCACGATGACCGTACTGCTCGTCAGGTTCCTTGGTTTCCTTCGGCTCCTCAGGCACAGCGACGGGGGTCTCGTCGGCCTTGGGAGTTTCGGCAGAGGGTGCAACCTCTACCTCGACCCACTCTTTGTTGTCATCCACAGTTGCGATCCTGCGTTACGCATTTCAAGGATACGGGAAATGAGTAGAGTTGTCAATACCCTACTCGTTGATACGGGCGGGATCCTTGATGACCGCCAGCACTTCATCGTCGTTGAGAAGGAGGAACTTGACGCCACCATAGGAGAACTTGGCTCCAGAATAGCGCGGGTAGAGAATGTAGTCCCCCACCCCACACCAAGGCTCGTCGCCCATATCGGGCCTGGAGTAGGCCATGGGGCCCACCGCCTTCACCTGCCCGACGCTGCGAATAAGATCCATCGTCTCGATGGTGGCGTCGGGGATGATGATGCCGCCCTTCGTCTTGGGGGCATTGGGAATGGGTCGAACCAGGATTCGCCAGCCCCTCACCGTAGGGAGGTCGACGGGATCCGGGATAGTAGGGTCGGTCCACCAAGTGGTGTTACCCGCGCTCTTCGCGGTCGGCATCTGCATCGACAATCTCCTTCAGAAGTTGGAGTGCCGCCAGCATACCAGAAGAGTAACCCACATGCCACTGATATTGCTCAGAGGTTTCGGCGGCGCCTTCCAGGAGTGCAATTCCCAGTTCGCGCCGCCTAGCCTCGATGAGCTTCTCGAAGTGCTTCAGCACTTCCCGCCCTTCATGTAGCCGCCCTTGGCCATCTTCGGCATCATGCCCTTCGGCATCATACCCTTGGCGGGCATCTTCGCCATGCCGCCCTTCTTGTAGGTGCCCATGTCGTCACCCCGGAGGGTAGCGCGCTTGGCACGGGCGGAGAACTTCTCGGAGGGCAGCGCGGCGGGATTCCCCATCTTGCCACCCTTCATCATCGGCTTCTTCATCATTGCTAGCTCCTCAGTAGTACTTGGCGGGACGGGTGCCCCGCCTCTCACAACCGCCGCCCTTCACGCTACCACCCTTGGCGTAGCGGGGGCCTCGGGTGATGGTGGCGGCATCGGGGTTGTTCTTGTCGCTGCGCGGCGGCGGAGCCTTGGCGCGAGCGGCTGCACGGTCCTTGGCCTCCTGCGCGCGACGCGCGGCCCCGGCGGCAACATCCTTGTCCAGTTGCTCAAGGAACTGGGTCTGGCGATCCGGCGCGGGGGACTTCCGCCCAAGATCCGGCATGCCTCGAAGCTCGTCATCGTTTCCAGAGGGAGCGCTACGGAAGGGGACCGAAGAGCTTTCACGCTTGCGCTCATTCTCGCGCTTGCGCTCCATCAATCTCTTCATGTCGAAGTTATCAAGAATACCCCCAGCGGGACCCATGAGATCACGATACTTGCGTTCCACTTTTCCACCCTCCTGAAAGGCGGGACCCTTCGCCCGCATGGCCGACGACAGGAAACCACTGCGGTCATCAGCCTTGTTGAATTCCTTGGCGACCTTGCCGGGCACCCCGACCTTCTTGGCGAAGACGGGATCGTGGGCTGCGCCGGCCATCATGCGGGCCTGGCGAAAAGACTTACTGGGCACCGGTATGTTTCCCCATCGCAGTGACCGCAGCCAGCGAAGCCTTTCGCGCGCTGTCCGAGTCCTTCTGCTTGATCTTGAGACCGTCCACAAAACCCTTCTGGTCCTGTGCCTGCTGGCGCATGTCGAGTTCCCTGTTACGCACCGCAAGCTGCGCCGCGTTGTTGAGCATCTTGTCGCCATGCTCCTTGGCGCGCTGCTGCAACTCGGCCATGCCAAGCTGCACCGTGGGATCGTTCTGACCCTGCGCCATGGCTTGCGCCTGCGCCTGCGCCTTCTGCACATTCATCATGGCGATCTGCTGCATAGCCTGTGCCTGGGCCTGGTCACCCGGCATGCCAGAAGCCATCGCAGCCTCCGCATACTGCATGAGAACATGCTCCTGCACATTGGCCTGTACCATAGGAGCCATGGCGGCGAAGATTGGGGAAGCTCCCGCATTGGGATCCTGCAGGAATGCCATCTTGGCCTGGATGTGGGCCTGGTGATCCTGGCCGGGAAACGCCTTGATGGGCTGTCCGCGCATGAGGGCCATGAGGTCCTCAAGAGGGCTGAGTGGCATGGGATTCTGCTGCGGGGGCAGGATCTTGTCCACGTTCTCCACTTCCATGGCGCTGTAGACACGGCGGTACACTTCCCGCATGTCATGCATCTGCGGGTTCTGCGAAGCCACCTGCAGCAAGGTGGTGGCCCGCGTCAGACGATGAGCATTACTGGGAGTGTTGGGGTCGCTGCTGGGGATGATATCGACTTCGGAGTTGATGTCGAGAGTGAAAATCCCGCGCGGCATCCCCTCGATGTCGTAGGGGTAGCTGGTGAGGAAGTCCCGGTCGAGCCTTCGCAGGATCTTGAACTCCTGTTTCTGGGCGGCGTGGATGCGCTTGTGCGTGGCGCTAAAGAACTTGGTGCTGGCTTCCAGGAGTGCCAGCGTGGTGCCCACGGGGCCGTAATTGGTGCTATCCGCAATGACCTGCTCCGTGGTGTCAGCGAACTTCTGGCCGGCCCCCACAACTTCCTTGTGAAGAGCGAAGAGAGTCTGCGACGGTTCCTTGTAGGGAAGGGGGAATACAGCCTTGCTGATATCCTGCAAGGTGGAATCCACGTCGCGCCACTCCCCCGGCCCGATGGGGTCGTTGCCGCCCACCACCCGCATCGACTTCAGCTTGAAGCCGCCCTGCAGGTTGGCGAACATCCCGGAATCCACCAGGGCCCGCATGCTGAGGGTGGCGGTCTTGCTGAGGCTGCCAATGAGGTGGATGAGGCCCAGCCCGTAGAAGCCCATGGTGGGCACGTAGCGATAGTGGACGAACCACTCCAGCTTGCGCTTGGCAGGGTCCTTCTGGTCCCAGTTGCGACGAATGCTGAGAACCCGGCGGGTCGTGGACTCCACCGTCACGATGTAGGGAAGAGGCCCATCCTTGGTCTCCTCCAGGTCATCGAACTGGAAATACCCGTGGCACTCGTACAGCACGTAGGCCTTGAAGTTCTCCGGGGCCGCCACGCCCTGAAGCTCGTCCACCTTCTGCGCGATGGGGTTGAGATCCACCATGCCCGGCGCGCCCAGCGGCACATTCCGGTAGAGTCCGTTGGCAATGTCAGCCGTCATGTCCTCTTGGTTGCGGAAGAGGATGTGGGCGTAACGCTCGGCGCGTCGGAGGTCGGGTGCGTTGTAACTGACGACGAACTGATCCACGGGGACGTATTCCGCCACGGGTCGATTGAGTCCACCATCAAAATACAGCTTTCGGAAACAAGACCCCACCAGAGGCAGGGCAAAGAGGAGTCTCTCAGTCTCATCGAAGTACTCCACCATCTCCTCAAGGATCTGGTAGTTGAGGAACTCCTTGAGGCGGGAAGCCGCAGCTTCCTTCTCGGGGGTGGACCTACCCCACACCCGGGTGCGCACGGGACCCGCCGCCGGGAAGATCTCCTGCACCGCCTTGCTCTGGAACTTCACCACGTTCTCCAGCAACAGGGGATGATGCGCGCTGCAGGCCCCCTCGAAGGGCTCCGCCGTGTCCTCGATCTTCAGCCCCAACTCGTCCATGCCCTTGACGATGAGGTTCTCCCACTCAGCGCGGGAGTCAAGATCCGACTTCACGTCATCGCAAACCCGGGCCCCCACCATCCCAAGCTGGGATTCCGAAAGGTACTCCGCCAGGTTGGCATCATGGTCCGAGATGTCGATCTCATCCTCATCCGGGCTGAGGTCAACGTCAATCCCCCCGTCATCCAGTTCAACTAGAACGGGAGCAAGTTCGATTTCGTCAAGGACCGGATTCTGAATCGGCATTGCGCCAGCTTACCACCTACCGCTCCAAAAATCAAGCCCTCCAATAGGTTCGCCGTTTCCTCCGAGGCTCATCATCCTGTACCTGGTCATCCTGATTGTAGAGGGTGTAGCTGTCGCGGAGGTAGAGGAGGGCCATGGTCATGGCATCCACCTGGTCGTCGTTCTTCCCCTTAGGGAACGCCAAGGCCTCCTCCGCCAAATCGTAGGACCAGCCCTCGCCCTCGGGGAGGTGGACGCGCCCCGACACGAAAAAGCGGGTACAGGCATGGACCCTGGCCATCTTGTCCTGCCCCTTCCCCGGCACATAGGGTACCACGGGCAACCCGGCCCTCTGGAGGTCAGGAAGGAGAACCTCTCCCGACGCCTTCTTCTCGATGACGATGCGATCCGGGTTATACTTCTTCACCAACTGGCGAGCCTGCTCCAGCAACTCGGGGTACTCCCACTTGCCCCGGCGGTTGGCCAGCAGTATGGCATTGGGCACGTTGAACTCCTTGCCCCTGCTATCCTCGAAGCCCGTGGAGAATACGCCCCAAACCTGCAACACGCTGTAGTCGCTGGTCTCCTTCCTGCCGAAGGCCGTATCGCAACTCATCAACAGGGCATCACATTGGGGAAGCTGCTTCCCCTCGGGCCACCACCTGAGATGCTCAGACTTGATGAGGTTGCCCTCCTCCCCCGTGGGCTCCTGCATGTAGAGGGCATTCCATTGGGCGCGAGGCATCGTGGGGTCATCCCGCAACCCCTTGAGGTACTCGGCAGGCCACCTCTCGGGCCAGTACGATTCCTCCTCCTCGTCGAGGGCCGGGATGTTGAGGACCCGCCACTGCTCGGCGCGGGGGTCCCTCTCCGCACTATCAAGGAGCCACCCAGCGAGATCCTCCTCGTGCCACCTCGTGGTGACAACAAGGATCCGGCCATCGGGCTGCAAGCGGCTGCGAAGGCCTCCGGGCCACCAGTTCTTCACGAACTCGCGGGCGCTCTTCGACATCGCGTCCTGTTCGCTGAGGGGATCATCGATGATTGCAAGATTCGCGCCACGACCGGCAATGCCGGCAGTGATACCGGCGGCAACGTACTTTCCTCCTTGCTCCGTATCCCACCTATTGGTGGCCCTGCTATCGCTCTTCACCCTCGTATCGAAAAGCCTTGCGTAGTCCTCCGACATCACGATGTTGCGGGTATCCCTGCCAAAAGCGTTAGCCAACTCCTGCCCGTAGCTCACCCCCATGACCTGCCAGGAGGGGTGCCTCCCCAAGATCCACGATGGGTAGAGCACCGAAGCATTCACGCTCTTCATGCTGCGCGGCGGCATGAAGATCATGGCCCGGGCGCGGGGGGTCTCCTCCACCCACTGCAGCAATTCCCCTATTTCCTCCAGGTGCTTGCCATTGACGAAACCCTCGGGCAAGATCCACGGAGCAGCATACTGCATGTACGCATAGTAGGACTCACGCGCCCGCTGCTCGGCAAGCTGCGTCAACTCCTTCAGCAACACATCCTCAGTCAAGTTTCACCCCCGCGATCTTGGCCAGCCTCTGGATCTCCGCCACCTTGGCCGTCTTGTCCGAGGGCACCTGAGCCGT